GGCTAATTGGCCCCCACTATCCGAAAAAGAAAGGATAGAAAAACGAAGCAAAGGGCCCTTGCGGGCCCAGTGTTACGTCTGGAGTGTGTAAACTGCTATCTTGTGATAGCCGTCGAACCCTGGGAAGGAACAGGCTTTCGCCTGCCCCTGCCAGAGAACACCCTCGTCATCCGTCAAGGCTGGACCATAGCTTACGCCTGGTTCCGTCCCGAACGGGAGAGCGTCCGAAGGCTCTTCACACGAGCCGTGCCCGGTTGCCCAGGCACGTACGAAGGACATATAGCCCCATGGTCTCTTCACCGTAACCGTACCCCCTTGTGAGGGATAGTTACTGGCAATGAAGCCATCCAGTCCGGGAGTTTCCTCCGCGAACAAGTCGGTTTTTCCGCGCGCGTATGACGCGTAAGTGTGAAGAATACGATCACCTGGATGGTAAGTCCAATCCTTTTTAGAGGATCTGGTGAAGGTACTAAAGATAGACCCTCCGAATCCACGTTGGCGGTCTTTCGACCGTACACGAGTAGGCGTCCAATCACTTACGATCAGATGGCCGTCCCCGTATCCATCGGGACCCTCGAGAGCTAGATCGGGATGCACGAAAGTACGCACACGATCCGCTAACTCGTCGAACCCTTTACGGCGTAACCCGTTGTGAAGGGTGAAGAGTACAGCCGGCGTCAAGATTTCCTTGACGTACACCGGTCTTACGTCAGAACCCGAAAGAAAGTCGGCTCCACAGGATTCGCGGAAGGGACCCGAATCATACGACTTATCATCGTTGACCCAGAGCCCCGCAGCGGACAGTACGCGCTTTAACAGCGGCACTGTTGCCGTATCCACGATAATATCGTCTCCGTATACAGAAACGATTGGAGACTTCACCCCGGCCACCGTTGCGCTTGCGCGCGCGAGGGACCAGAATAAAATCGACTGCAACGGAAAAGTGAACCCGTTGCCCATTCCTGAGAACATTTCCAAGGATATGGTTCCCACGCCCGGCACCTTGGTGGTACCGCAGCGCGCTGTCTTCAGCATAGAGAACCAGTCCTCCGGAAATAAGCTCTGCACAGGCCTCACGGCCACGCAGTTACTTGCCGATTTAAGGTCGAGCGTTGCTAAAGCGCCCGTTAATGACCCGATACGTGCCAGTTGCTGGTTAAGCGTCTGGTCTCTCAGGTTCAAACCTTCTACACGACATGCCCTTGCGGACATAGCGTCCCCAATCGCCAGCTGAAACATACCGTTTAAGGTAGGCTGGGTCTCGGTTGTTCTATCTGTCTTGTAGTTCTTTCGTACGAAAGAAATCGCGCCACTGTGTAGGATAACGGGCACGACCCCCCAAAAACCCTCTTCGGACATGACCGATTGCTCGGCATGTAACTCCGCGAGGTGGGGCATCTCCTGGAGCAAGGCTTTCGCCCAGCCCACGAGGTCTTCGCTACACGATACGCCCTTACCAAGCTTTCGCTTGATGGAGCTCTCTCGCCTTTTTGTCAGCGAGGTTGCACCGGGGCCGAATCTGAGACGCAGCTCTTCGAGCGTAGGTCTCGGACCCAGGATACGCTGTATATGCCCTTGGGCAACATGAAATACAGCCATCACGTCGGGTTGGAAGCTAATCCACCCCTCGTGCATACCCTGCCACGTAAGGTTGGTAACCTTACAATGGTATTCGGCTTCGAGCAGACTTTCGACTGCCACCTTCTCTCGATCTATACCCAAGTCCAGAAACTCGAGCTTTTGAAAGAAAGCTTGTGACTGACGCAGACAACGGAGCTCATGAACTCCTACGCTGTTCAAGTCCACGCTAAACTCACAGACCTCGCGCAACTTGCCCTTGCGGACAAGCTTTGCTAACTCTGTGCCCCTAGCTGTACCGGCCGCTTGCGCGGCGGCCTCGGCTAAGTCAGAGAGGATGTCGAGAGACTCCGCTTCTGTATACGCTTCGAGCCAATGCGCGATTTTACGCATATAATTCTCCTTTAAGGGGGAAGAAAGGCTAGGTCATCCTTCGAATGAGGAAAATGATGCGCACGAGAGCTTTCGCCATCGTGTACACCAAACCCGCTCCAGACAGAACGTCTGATTGAACGGTGTGACCCTCTGATCCTGCGTTGCCGGGCTGATGAGGCTCGACAACATCGACGCGAGCACTCGTGCGAGTGCTCCTAACGGGCTTCGTAGTCTTGTGAACTCGTGGGCCCGCTTGCCTACCCGTAGATATGTCCACGGGGACATCCGTGTTGGCTTTGGCAGCCATAACAGATGCAAGCCGCTTACGTGACTTGTTGGCCTCGTTGATGGAGGTCCGCAGAGATCCCTGCAGCGACCGCGGGCGTTGTTACGCTCACGTTGTTGCCGATGTTCAGCAACATCTGCATGGCGATGCGTCGCGTAGTTTCCGTCGATCGATCATGGGCGAAACCAACGATCTCATAACGGTCAGTGTACGCTACTTTCGGCGGAGCCGTGTAACCAGCGCTATTAACGCCAGACACCGACTCCATGACCGGCACCTCG